AATCGAGTTGATGGGTAGCTAGACTCAATCTTTTAGGGGGGATCGAGAATGTGAGAAGTACGGAGGTGCTACCCATCAAAAACTTTAAAACGGTATATCGTCCTCAGTAATTGGTTTTTTAGGTTCGTCCCAATCAGCAGAGTTTTCAGCTGCTGCTTGCTCAGTCAAGGCGCTTACTTCGTCGGTCATTGACGGTTCTTCCGAGTTGCCGTTAGCTGCTTTGTATTCATAGCTGCTTTCAATATCGTTTTGTTGCCAGGGTGGTAGTGCATCGAAGATGTCACACATGGCCTTACTATCAGCCGACGACTTACCTCTAAATTCGTCGCAGTAAACGTCCAGGTCAAAGGATTGCTTTTCATTAACCGTATCAACTATTTGGATCCCGCCGTCTGGTCGTTGCAAATTCATAATCTTGGGATTGCCACCTTCTGAAAATTCAGTCGGTGCTGTATGGCCCACTTCTATTCTGGCCGTACACCCAAGCAGTTTACTTATGTCAAAACCTCCCAGTTCTTCCTCAGTAAAACTTTTGCCTCTCCAGCTCTCCAGGTCCTTTCTAAGAGCAGCTGCTTCAAACAAGGATGCAGTGTAAGTCCTGGATACTGCAAATGGCCTTTCGTCTTGCATAGTGCAAGCATTGGTTTCTGGATCCAGTGCTTTGGTTATTTCAAACGTAATATGGACTCTGGTCTTTTTACTTTTTACGCCTTTGTATTCTTGGTCCGTGGTTCCAAGATCTACAATTCTAAAACAGGTACCTAAGTAAATACCCTTTTGTAATTTTGGTAAGCTATCGCCGCTACCGTCGCTACTTATTGTCAAACTCATAATATATTTTCCTCCGAGTGTTTGCAAATTATCATAAACTTGGGTAATATTCTATACACTTTTATAAAAGAAGTAAACACACAAAAAACAAGGATGATTGATGTCATTAAAAATAAAGCGACCAAACAACAAAAATTTTGAAACCCCATTTAGTAAAGACTACACCTCACAATTTACAGATTTCCTAGCCACTCATGGCTATGAACCAGATCCCAATAAGGGATTGGTTACCGATGGCTCCATTGGTCGAGCGTACATCAACATTGGTAACCAAAGGAAGCTGGTGGGTTGGTATCAAGCCTGGTTAGATCAGAGTCTACCCTATGGCAGAATTGGCGACTACCGTGTCAGCACGGACCAACCCACGGCGACTTGGAAGCCAGAGAATAGTAAGAAGTATCGAATGACTAAAGAGCAGAAGGCGGAGATCGAGGAGTTAAGACGCGCCGCTGAGGTTAAGACAGCTGAAAAATATACGCAGGCCGCAGAGCGTTCGCAGTCTATCTGGGCGAGGTGTGAAGATGTGGTTAAGCATGAATACCTGGAGCGCAAGCAGGTCTTGTCGTACGGTTTAAAAAAAGATCAACACGATAATCTGGTGATACCTTTAAAAGATAAGCAGGGCACTATCGTTGGTCTACAGTTTATCGCGGGCGATGGATCTAAGCGTTTTCTTACTGGTTCTAAAAAAAGCGGTAGCTTTTTTCTTCTCGGCAGAGAAATATTCAATAGCTCAGATACCCTCAATTATGCCGAAGGCTATGCTACGGCTGCTTCTATATACGCTGACCGCTCCCAGCCAGTGGTCGTCGCGTTCGATGCTTATAATCTTACGCCAGTAGCTGAGGTCATGTACGAGTATTTTCCCAAGCACAAACACGTCTTTGTCGCCGATAACGATGATAGTAAAACAGGCGAGAAGGAAGCTATGAAGGCGGCAGCCTATGTGAATAAGAAAGGCGGTTACGCCGAAGTCCAGATGCCCGAAACAAAAGGCGATTACAACGACCATAAAAACGAAGTTGCTGTTACCGAAGGTGAGGTGGTCCTGCAAAAGTTAGACGTGCCCGTTGACTTCGACTTTGTTAGATCTGCAAGCGGACGCTTTCTTAATACTAAAGATAACATTGGCGGTGTCCTCAAAGTCCACGGCGTAGACGTTCGCTATAACGTGATTAAAAAGAAGATGGAAATAGACATTCCAGAAATGCAGTTTATTGCCGATATGCATGAGGAAGCCAGTTTGATTGAGATCGAAGATCGTTGTATTAACATGGGGATCCCGCACACTAAAGTTCGCGACTATCTCAAAGTCTTGGCGCGAGAATATAATCCAGTAAAAGAATGGATCGACTCGGTTCCCTGGGATGGCCAGGACCGTCTCCCAGACTTTCTCAATTCGCTGACTACAGAGGAGTCGGCGCAGCTTCGCGATATGTTATTAAAGAAATGGTTGATCAGCTGTGTAGCAGCTGCCTATGAAACAAATGGCGTTGAACTCGAAGGCATACTCGTGCTGCAAGGTGCGCAAGGACTCGGTAAGACCTTATGGTTTAAGCGCCTATGTGATTACAATAAAGGTTGGCTCTTAGAGGGTGCAACGCTTAACCCTTCTGACAAGGACTCTGTCAAGCGAGCGGTTAGTCATTGGATTGTAGAGCTAGGCGAGATCGAGTCTACCTTTAAGAAGTCGGACATAGATCAGCTCAAGGCCTTTGTGACGGCGAAGACGGACGAACTAAGGCTACCCTATGATAGAGCCTTTACGACCTATCAGCGCAGGACAGCGTTTTACGCTTCTGTTAATGCACGCGAGTTCTTGACGGATACGTCGGGCAATCGAAGATTCTGGGTACTCGCGGTTAGAGATATCAATGTCAATCACGGTGTCAACATGCAACAGCTCTGGGCGCAGGTCAAAGAGACGATGTATGTGCCTGGACAAAAGAACTGGTTTCTATCACCAGATGAGCGTGAGCTCTTGCAAGATAGCAACGAACAATATAGAACACAATCAAGTGTAGAAGATCTAATCCTGGAGCATGTAGACTTTGATAGCGAACATGCCAAGCCTGTACAAATGACTAAGCTCTTGCGGGATCTTGGGATTAAGTCGCCAAGGATGCCAGACTTCAAAGAAGCGGCCCGTGTCTTACACGGAAGAGGCATCGAGCCTAGACGATCTAATGGCAAGAAGATCTATGATCTGGACTACAGCGCAGCTGAGGGTGACAGTGATTTTACAGACTACTCAAGTAAATTTTAAATGATACGAATACAAATAGATCTACAAATAGAAAAAGAAGATCCTGGTTACAAGGATGTAGAGAAGGCGTTGTATGAAATCTTGCTCAATCGCAAGTTGGTTTATACAAAGATCAGTCCGCCCAATCCTGGATACTGGGATAAATACAAGGTAAAAGACGATGATATTAGAGACGATTAAGGTGATTTTATGCAGTGCAGCTGTTACCTTTTTTTTAGTCCTGGCTTGCTCATTTATTTTAGTCGGCCTGGCTGTGATTATTGCTGACAGGCATATCAATGGCAAATAAGGGCAAAAAAGGGTATAGCAAAGGGTATAGTAAAATTAGCTGTACCCTGTCTCAATCCCTTGCTACTACTGGGTTTATACTATATAAGGGTATAGTGTATATATATATATTATTATTAATATTGGCTATAAGAATGGCCTCTTACGCGTTACATAATAGGTATAATAGAACAGCTATGCACTCTACACTGTGCACTGGTTTACAATAGGAGAGATTATGCCAAAGAAGAAGAAGACAGATCAGAAGATAGTGGATGCGCCAGTTCAGTTTGAGAAGGACGACGAACACGGGTTGACTGAAATGCAGGCCAGCTTTGTTTGGCATTACACCGAAGGTGCGTGTGGTATGACCGAGGCTGCCAGGAAAGCTGGGTATCAGTTCCCAAGCGCAAGCGCAGGTAAGCTGCTCAATGGTAAAGACTATCCGAACGTGGTTAAGGCGATACGAATTAAGCAGGACGAATTGGCAGAAAAGTATGCGATCACCCCGCAGAAGACAGGCACGATGTTGTGGAAGGTGATGGAGAGCGCGTACGAGAACGGCCAGTTCAATGCCGCAGTGTCAGCGATTAAAGAGCTCAATCAGCTCGCTGGTTTATCCATCAATAGATCCCAGAATATAAACATCAACGCTAACCTGGAGAAGATGTCCAGAGAGCAGATCAAG